TTTCCATGAAGTTTTGTAAAAGTCATAAGAACCTCTTCTAAATCCAGAGAATCCTAAGTTAAGTGCCATTTCTTCTGAATTTTCAAATAATCCATAAGCAACACCACCATTACCACCAGCAGAAATACCTGCAAGCATGTCATCAAAATCTAGCTCAGTTTGTCTTTGTAAGAAAAGCATGTTTTCTTCAATAGCACCTTGAGTATCTAGGTTTCTAAGAATCTCATCAAAGTCAGTGATACCTGTTGCAGCAGTAAAACCTACTTCAACATTTCCTCTATCTTCGATAGCAGCAAATAAACCTTGTGTACCTGGTAATTGAGCAGCGCCATAAGCAGTTGCAGCAGCGTTGTCATTTAATTCACCTTCTACACATACCATTTCTAGGTAATCTTCAAATCTTAATCTTGTTTCAGACTCAGACTTTAAGTACCATAGGTATCCTGAAGCACCATCTTCTGTAGCAACTTCTACCCAACCAATTTGTGCCATATCAGAACCAGATACTACGTACTGATCTCTAATAATTACTGGTGAGTTAGCAAATTGAGTAAAGCTAGGCTCTACACTATTTCTAACAGCTGAGTTACCAGCACCAGCACCAATTGTAGTTCCTTTAGTATAAGCAGAACCATAAACAAACACTTTTAATCCAGCAGCAGAGAAACCTTGAACAGTCAAGTTGTTTCCTGAGTCTTGGAAAGATGTTACGTCAATAGTACCAGCTACACCTAAAACAGAAGCAGTAACAATACACTTAGCTTCTAATCCAGTTGCTGGATCTAAAACTACTACAGTATCGTTAATACTCATTACGTTTTCTTGTGGTGGAACTGTTGGTCCAGCAATCGTTAACGTAGTTGTTCCTGCACCTACAGCTGTAATACTTACACCATCATATGCAATATGTAATCTATTTTGTTCAGACCAGATTACTTGATCTGAGGTCATTGGCATTTCTGCACCAACCATTCTTAAAAATCCAGATAACGTTCTGTTTCCATAACGCTCTACTTCTTGTTCGTAGACCTCTGGTAAATACTGCTCGGCAAATGTTCCTCCTCCAGCTGGGTCATTAAACTGTAAATAGTTTGTGTTTAATAACTGTTGCGTTTGAGAAGGTAAAATTGTACCGAACTGTGGATTTAATGTACCCATAATTGATAAATTTTAAATTAGTTAAACTTTTTTGTTTTAATTTTAAGTCTTGTAGAATCAGCACCACTAATCGATTTTACTTTCAATCCACCTATGTAAACTTCACCTGTATTTCCTTCTCTTGCTTTAACATCAGAAAGATTTTTAGATTTGCTTACAACATCTTTTACTGCATCGGCTTTACCTTGCTCGTAAAAATGAGTAGCGATTTTATCTACGTTTTCAGCAGCATACATTGCTTTATGATAACCGCTCGGGTCTACTACATTACCATCTGCATCTAGGAACTTCCCTATCAGATTGTTAATGTTTGATTGGTTCTCTGCAACTACATCGCGATTTTGAATATTATACTTGTACTTCTTACCACCAACTTCAAAATCAAAACCTTTGAATTGATCGTCGAATAGTTCTTGAGTACGCTGTTTAAATTCCGCGTGTAATTGGTCAGCTTGTTCTTGCTGTTTATTATAACGATTAAAAAAGTCCATTGCTTTTTGTTGCTCTTGAGTTACACCAGGACGTAATTTAATTTCATCGTAGTATTTTACTTTCAAGTCATCTAGATACGTTCTAGCTTTAGCAACTTCTTCTTTAAATGATAACTTTTTCTTTCGTATATCTTTTTCCTCATCTACATCCTCGTCCCACGTAAAATCTTCTAATATAAGATCTACATCGTCTGAGTCTAAATGAGGTTTATTTTTTCTGTAATATTCTTTTAACAATGCTTTCTCATCTACATTAGAATAGTCAGCATTTAATCTGACATAGTCTTCTACAGTACCACCTGTATCTTCCATAAAGCTTACTAGTTTTTCTACGTTTTCAGGTAATTTTTTACCTAATACTTGCTCATCTCTTTTAGCTTCTTTTACCTCAGCTTTAACTTGTTTTACTTCTTCTTCAGTTACTTCTTTGATTGGAGAAAACCCTTCAGTAGTCTCGTTGGACTTTTGTACAGGTTCTCCCATCTTTGTGCTATCTCCGGATGGTTCTTCCACAGGTATTTTCTTTGCTTCTCCGATTTGAATGGCATCGTCTTCTTTCTTAATTTCTACTTTTTTAACATCAGGTTCTACTTCAATTAAAGGTTCTTTTATATTAACCTTTTGAACTTCTTGATTTTTATTACCTAATTGTTTTGGTTTTTTAGGTTTGTCTTTACCTTTTAAAGTAAACTCACCTTCTTGCCTAGCCTCTACGGCTGCTTTTTTTTCTGACATAATATAATATAATTAAATAATTAATACTAAATGGTAGGTCCTGCTTGCATTTCAAAGTTTATTGGATTACTATCATTTTTTCTTTGAGCAATCATTTTACTTTGCTGGGTTCCTTCCATTTTTATTCTTTCATCTTTACGATTTTCTCTTTGCTTTTCTCTGTTAGTTACACTTGATTCTTGAAGTTTAGCTAACTCCATAGAATTTCTATGCTGCTGCATCATTTTCTGTTGATCAAGTTGAGCTTGTAACTGCATTCTATCTTTTTCAAACTCACTTTTAGCTTTTTCATACTCTACATTTGAACCAGATATAGCTTGTTGTTTTTGCACTTCAGCCATAGCTGTTTTTTCAGCAGCCGCTGCTTGCGCTTCTGATTGAGCTTGTATATTAGCTTGTTGATTGGCTTGATCTTGCTTAGCTTTTTCTTTACGTTTTACTTTTAACATTTGATTAGCTAATTTAAGATTTTTTATTTGTCTTAAATCAATAGCATCTTCAACATCTATATTACCAGACTGTAAAGCAACTTGTATATTAGCTTCTAATTGTTGTTTTTCATCTTCATCTGGTTCTAGCTCTAAGAAAATACCAAAATCATGAATGTTTAAATTAACAACTTCATCTAAAGTTTTTATGTTATAAGTTGATATAGAGTTTTGTAATGACGATCTAGTTAGTGGAAACTCTAAAGCATCAGCAACTTTTAAGCTTACATTTTCTGCTAATTTAAGAGTTAAAAATAAGCTAGACTGAGTAATATGTCTAGTTGCTACATTAGATGCGTTAGCGGCTAGTTTCTGCAATCCTACAAGCGTGTTACGGTCTGGTAAACTACCATCTCTTGCTTCATTTAGTCCAGTCACGTCTCTAATCATCTGTAAATAGTATTGATACGTGCTTATTAAGCTTTGTATTTTACCTTGACCAGTTGAAGCACTTAATTCTTGTATAGGTACTTTACCTGGATTCATATCACCTTCTTGAGTTAATGATCTACCAACAATACTACCTGTTTGAAAATACATGTTTAATGCTTCAGCAGGATTATAATTAGTACCATTACCTAAATCAACTTCAGCAAGTCCGTCCATATCTAAGTAAACACCATCTGGTACCATACGAGATATAACTTGTTGCAATTTTAAATGTGTTATTTGAATCATATCAGCAAAACCAGTACACTTACTAACCAACGACTCTATTCTACCTTTATAAATTCTAGGAGCGCATATAGCGTAGTTCATTTTAACCTTAGTGGTATCAGCATAAGGTCTTGACATGTTTTCAGCTAACTCCCATTTTAATAAAGTATTTGTACCTAATACTTTAGCGCCACTATATAAAACCTCAATAGATCTACTAACTCTTTCAAACATATCATTTTCTGGTGGATTAAATGTATCTGGCTTTTCAATAGCTTTCATTAATCCTTGATCTGTTTGTTTTATTTTAAAAACTTGATTATGATATGTTTTGTAATCAAAGTATAAAACTTGAACTGTATTTTCGTCATAATCACCCCAACCTGTAATATAAGATTTATTACCAGGCATTGATTGAATCTTTTTTAATTCTTCTTCAGATATATTAGGAAATTCTTTTTTAAGCTCAGGTATTGTAATTGCTTTTAATTCACCAACATAATATATATCTTCAAAATTTGGATCTTCTGTATATGAATAAACCATATAAGCAGGATCAACATAATCCACAGTAATACCTTCCGCTGTGTTAAAATTAGTTTTAGCAGCTGCAATACCACAAACTGTTAAATCCATGTTTAATCTACGTCTAGTTAAGTCATACTTGTTTTGAGCTAAAACGCTTGATATAGCTTCTTCTTCTGCTATTTCAATGCTTTGTTTGTATGACAGCTGCATGTGTAGTTCTAACTCTTCTGTTGTCTCTGGTGCTACTTCTGGATTAGGACTTTGAAATAAATTTATTCCTAATGTTTGGTTTAAATTATCTAAATACTCTTTAGACAACATATCTTCATATATTTTAGAAGCGTAACTTGTTCTTTTCTTTATTGACTCTGGATCTTGAGCATAAGCTTTTATATCATATGTTTTTGATGAAATACCATTTACCAATATATCTACAAATTTAGATAATATAGGTACTGGTTTCCAGTCTAAATTTAAATAT